CTTTAGTCGCAACGGCGCGCTCAAGTTTACCTGTAAGCAATGGGCAGACAGGCTTAGCCGAACACCAACGGCAATGATCGCCAGCGGCAAACGGCGCGTCGGGCTTGAAAGATTGCTGCACAGCATCATACAGCGTGCGCTCAAACGCTTTGATGCGACCGGGCGTCGTCACCCAGCGCTTTACATACGGCGGCTGCACAATGATTAGTTCGATCTCGTCAACGCCTTCAAACACCCAACGCAGCGCTTCCGTCCGCATCCCTGCGGCGGTGTAGAACATAAGCTGCTCATTTTCTTCGGCGTCTACCGCAACGCCATCCCCGAACTTCCAGTCGAGAACTATCGCACGATTGCGAATACGGCCAGCGAGATCGCAAGAACCGTAAACTCCGGCAAGAAAGTCGTTAAAATGGACATTCACCTCCGTGGCAAACTCAAGCTCACTATTAGGATCAATCTCGTTAAGTGAGTCAAGCGCTAGGATTAACTTCTCATTATCTGTATAATCGTCAACACTTGCGCCATGCGACAAGATCATGTGCATTGCGTCATGCAGACGCGAGCCTTCTTCGGCGTATTTGCTGGTTGGTTTCTCAGGAACTGTGTTGACTAACGCCCGCGAAGCGGGACAGTTAATCAAACGCTTAGCGGTCGAACCGCCTACGATGTTGCTGTGCGCCATTACCTTACCTTTCAGTGATTCGACACTAGACTTTTCTTTACGGGTGTGTCAATAGACTTTTTATGCTAGAGCGCGAGATAGAAAAATATTTTGTAAAATGTGTGCAAGCCGTTGGCGGCAAAGCATATAAATTCGTGTCGCCATCAAATCGCGGCGTCAGTGACCGCGTTGTTTGCTTTGCAGATGGGTCCACACATTTTGTCGAGTTGAAACGTCATGGCGGTAAGTTATCGCCATTGCAACAAATATTTGCGTCTGACATGCGTGCGCTAAACCAAAATTATGCCTGTTTATGGTCTAAAGAGGATGTTGACCAATGGATTTGCGCCCATACCAGCACGAAGCCGCCGATTTCCTCTTCGCCCATGATCGGGCTATGATTCTCGCGCCAGTCGGCGCGGGCAAAACAGCGATTACGTTGACGGCGATGTCAGACATGACGGCCAAAGGTCATTGTGACCGCTGGCTTGTGCTTGCGCCGAAGCGCGTTTGCACTGACGTGTGGCCTGTTGAGCGACCGAAATGGGCCGAACACATGAGCATGGCCATCGCTGTTGGCACGCCAGCGCAGCGCAAGAAAGCATTCGAATCAGACGCGGATATAGTCGTCACCAACTACGACAACATCCCGTCAATTGATCCTAAAGACTTCGACGGAATTGTCTTTGATGAGCTGACGCGGCTTAAGAACCCGTCCGGCAAACGGTTCAAGTTCCTACTTAAGATACTTGACCAGTTCAAGATTCGTTGGGGATTAACCGGAAGCTTCACGTCGAATGGTCTGGAAGACGTGTTCGGGCAGTGCAAGGTCGTCGACCAGACGCTGCTAGGCCGAAGCAAAGGCGCGTTTCTTCAGCAATATTTTTATTGCGTTAACCGTGACTTCGGCCAGTGGGAACCGCTGCCGCAAGCGTTGCCCAAGGTCATGGAGGCGATCAAGCCAGCGACCTATGTGCTGGAGCCTGGCGAGTATAAGGACAAGTTGCCGCCGCTCCATGTGGTGCAAATGCGTTGCGATCTTGAGGACCGCACGCCATACGAAAACATGAAGAAGGAATATGTGCATGAAGAGATCACGGCTCCGACAGCGGCTGCTGTCACAAACAAGCTTCAGCAGCTCACGTCCGGCTTCGCTTATGATAGCCAAGGCGATGCTCAGTGGTTTGGACGCCAAAAGTTTGAATCTCTCCGAGACATCCTCGACGAAAACCAGCGAGACAACACCATCGTTGTCTACAATTACAAAGAAGAACTAGCCGAGCTTCAGCGGTCATTTAATGTTATTACAATAGATGCGCCCGACGCCATCGAGCGCTGGAACGCTGGCAAGATTGAGTTGCTGGCGATCCATCCCAAGAGCGCCGGCCACGGATTGAATCTTCAGTTTGGCGGTAACAAGATCGTGTTTCTTTCGTTACCTTGGTCGCTGGAGCTATTCGAACAGACCGTGGGCCGACTGCACCGCAGCGGCCAAACACGCGACGTGTGGTGTTATCTTATCATGTGTAATAAAACTATTGACGAGCGTATCCTGTCTAGTTTACAAGACAAGAAATCTTTAGCGGAAATCGCCCTTGCAGAACTTAACATGGAAAACCCTTAACGATCAGCTTGCTGATCTTACCGAGACAGAAGTGCAAGAGCTTCTGGAGGAAGAGATGCGTCACGCCCGGCGCTCTACAATCCTAGTGCGACTGCATCAGCGCTATACGGTGCTGAGAATGTTGCGAGAAAGGGCGGCCATTATGGAGATCATAAATGAACCCTCAAGAACTACTGGCGCAAGCCGCTGATATTATCGACCAACGCGGCGAAGGCTACGGTGGCATAGAGAATAATTTTCAGCTTGCCGCCGATCTGGCGACGCTGCGGATTGGCCGTGAATTTCATCCGTATGAAATCGCGATAATAATGGCTTGTGTAAAAAATGCGCGGGCATTTAATACGCCGAATCACTTAGACAGCCATATTGACGCGGTTAACTATGAATTATTTGCCGCGACTTTTGCCGCTGATTATGCAACTTCGCATGGCAGTCGGTCAGAAGCCGCGTATAAACGCCGCGATAACATGAAAGTCGCGCGTATCTCTAAGAATCTAAAGGCGGCAAGTTCGCCGGAGCTGGCCGTAATCTTGGACGAGCCTAGCAATAGCGCTGTCATTGGGGAGAGCGCGTAACTCTTTGGCCGCTTTGGTTTGGAGTTCGGCCGAATAGTCGACCAGCGGGGGACACCTGCTGGTCGACTGACACCCACTAAAACTTGCCAGCATCAAGATCAGCGGCAGTTTCATCTTTGGTTTTAGGTTCTGCAACCTGACCCCTTCAATCATTCGGCTTGGTGCCGCCCGTCACGTTCCAATCTTTAGCGGCGACAAGGCCCAAACCGACAAGCGCGCTCTGAAGATCTTCCCAGTTAAGGCTTTTGGTCTGCCAAGCATGCCAAAGAACGCTGGCAAGAGCGATAACGCCAGGGATTGTGGTCATCCAATTAGCTAACATTTTAGCCTCCTTTAGTTACATGGCCGCGACGTGCTATCACGGGCGATACATTCGACGTATTTAAAATCGGCGCAGCCTGTCAGCGCGAGCATAAGTCCCGCACAACAGCATAAACGTCGTTTATTCGATTGGCCCAGCCACGCCCAAAGGTAGCCCATGTCGGTAGTCCTTTTAAAAATCCAAGCCGCTTGTCCGTGATCTTGTTGCCTAGATAAGACTTGGCGGCAAGGATCGTCTTCGGGCCAATTATGCCGTCCTGCGGCACGCCAACGATAGACTGAAGGTATTTAGACGCGCGGCTGACGCCGCTATTGACCGCGAAGTCGAACACGGCAAAGTCGAGCCCATCTGGCAGATCGTCGCCGCTGATCTTGTCCCAATACTCTTGTTTGTAAATCGCCGCGACTTCCGAATCGGCAATCTGAAACACGTCTTTCTGGTTAAGCCCGTGTTTAGCGCGCCACGCATTGTAGGTATTCTGCGTGACGCCGTAGGCAGTGCGGCCGCCAGGATCACGCGGGTCGTCGACCTTGCCGCCCTCGTAGCGCAGTGTCGCCTTCAGCGCGGCGTCATAATTCTCTTTCATTGGCGGCTCACCAAGTCACGGATGCGGTCTAGGCGTTCGAACACCTGATTCAACACCTGATTAAAGTCCTCGCGGGTCACATAACGCCCGGCGACCAGCACTTCAATCTGGCCGACCTTCTCTGCCAATTCTTTGTCGGCTTGCTGAAGATCCTTCACGGCCGCCCAGACGGTGTTGAGCGTCCAGCCGCCCAGCACGCCGATCACGCCAATGGCCACATCAAAAAGAACTTGGTATTCAACCATAATCATCTCGCCATCGCGTTAAGACTTTGCGATCCGGCAGCGAATGCCGGCGCAAGGTTTCTGTAATCTGGAGGCAATGTAGGCACGCCACCTAATGTAGACGCCATAAGATTCTGCGCTGCTTGGCCTGCCATAGCATTTTGAGCGCGCCGCGCTAAAAGACTACCTGCACCAATTCCCGCCAAGCCCAATGAAGCAACGGGAGAGAACACAGATACGCCGGGGATTGCGCCGGTAGCCATGATGGCAGGGCCAAACTCCACGACGCCTTTGGCGATACCACTCCAATCAGCCGAAGGCGCTAAAGCGCCCAAAAGCTGCACAGCGCGAGGCGAAGCGCGCCCTGCCGCCAGATCAGCGATGATCTCTTGTTCGTTAGGCGAGAATCGCGCAATCTTATCCGGGTCACGGAATATCTTACCGAACTCGTTACTTAACGCGCCGAGCTGATCTCGCTTCGACACCGACGCGAGCCGAACAGCCTCGCGTATCTCGTCATTTCTGAACAGCCGCGACGATGTTGTTATGGCGCGGTTAAGATATTCAACGGCGCGTTCGGTCTGCGCTTCACGTCCTGCGCGCGCATTAGACGGGTCGGATATAAAATTATCGAAACTGTCGCGCAGCATATAGCCAAGACGCTGAACATTAGGATCTCTTGACGTTAGCGTATCGCCTATACGTTTGCGAAGACGATGAATTTCTTGAACGTCAAGAACATTACTGCGACCAGCATCCGATAATTGATCTAGTGCGCGCGTAACACCGCGCATTTCAGGATCATTTGCGTAGCCTGCGTTTCTAAGATCAGCTTCGGTATTTATCAAAAAGTTGTTAAAGTTGGCGTTGTCATATATACCTCCGGTATTATATGCACGTCTAAAAGCGGTTTGCTCACGAACTTCCATGCGGCCACGTTTAGCCGCCGCTTGCTCACCGATAGAAGGCGCGCGAGTGGCCGCCATGCGTCCCGCGCCATACCCGGCCATTAGCCCCGCCGCGCCAAGAACATACGGATTTTTTTCGCCGGCCTGCGCCAACGCTTCGGGAGTCGCTGCGCCAACAGCGCCGGCAACGCCTTGCGCCACCGGCTGAGCAGCCAACGCGCGCAACGCAGCCGGTGCGGCGCGTCCAGCTTGCGACATAGCGTTGGCTATCTGCCCTGCACCAGCAGCGCCAGTCAACGCACCAAAGCCGCCTTCGGACGCTGCGCGCACGACATTTTCATATGGCGTTTGCGGGGCCACGGACGGGAAAGCCGCTTCAGTAGCCCCACGAATATATTGGTACGGCGTCTTGACAGGCTCGTAGCCAAGCGCGCTGCGGCCTAAATTGTAGACGTTTCCGACAAGCTCTGCGCCGCCAAGAGCGCCCGCACCAATAGCCGCCATCGGAGCCGCCGCCGCTAAGCCGCCGCCAGTAGCCAATCCTGCCAATGCGCCAGAAGCCAAACCAAAAAGCGGTCCCGCCGCGCCGCCGGCCGCGACTTTAGCCGTGCGCATAGCCGTCGATTCAGGCGCAGATAAACCAAAATGCTGGAATATTTCCTCATCTGAATAGCCAGCTTTTTTAGCTTCAGCAGTTTCAGGCGTAGAAAGCAAAAACTTACGAATTTCTTCGTCTGAATAGCCCGCTTCTTTTGCGCCCGACACGTTAAATTTCATGGTTATTTCCCAAAGAAAGAAGACAATGGAGGCCGCGCAGCAGCGCCGCCGCCAGTCGTCAATTTACGTGCGTCGATAACGCCTTTTTTCTCTTCCTCGGACGGCTCATATCCCTTGAGCTTACCCAACCCCGAATATCTATCCGCGCGCGAAAGAATATTTTGCACCGCCTCAATCGTCATACGCGGGCTTCCGAGCATGGATTTTAACCGCTCCAGTTCATCAATGGTATTAGCTTCCTGCGCGGAAATGCTTCCCGACTGACGCTTAGTCTGAATCCATTGGTCGATTGTGGCGGACGCTTCATCTCGCAAACGCTGCGACTCTGGGTCAAGCACACGCGCCACTTCTTGCCCTGCGCGGGATCCGGCGCTCACCGCACGAAGCGATTCTGAAGGTGTCATGGATACTGACGGCATCGTTCCACGTTTGGCGAGTTGGGTAAATATGCCCGAAAGCTCGCCGAATATCTGCGACGACTGTTCTCGACCTACCTTTTCAGTAGCCTGTCTTTGGGTAAGAAGCGCAGGGCGGCGTTCGGTCGGCAACCCTTCCGTTACAAGGCGCCCTTGCATAGGCTCTTTACCCGGGGCGTACACTGTTGGCGCGGGGACATTACCTGCGTCAACATCCTGAACCATAGTCTCTGTGAATACGGGCGCTTGCCCCGGCGCGAGCGCCAAGCGAATTTGACCTTTTTTGCCGGCGACTTCGCCTATGTGAGGCTTAAGATATTCTTGCACCGTAGCCGCTTGTGTAGCCAGAGCACGAATACGCTCCGGATCATACTTATCGCCAATCATGGCGTCCCAACCGGTGCCTTCGCCAAATTTGCGAAGTTCGTCAAAACCTTTCCCGTTATTTTGTAAAACATTTCCCGCGACCTCGCGAAGACGAGAAAGTTCGCTCATTGATTTATCTAATTGTTCTTTGGACGCTTTCGCCAAAAGCCCTGGTTTTTCCGCCTCAAAACGCTGGCGTCGAATATCGGCTTCACTGGCCTGATTGGCTGCCGCCGCCCGTTGCGCCGCTTCGGAGGCTTTAAGCGATTCCATTTGCCGTTGATAATTAGCGACTCGAACGCCTTCCTCTAGCCCGCCAAGCTGAACAGCGCGGCCTACCAATCGAGGGTCAGCAATATTAAACCCAGCTTCGCCTCCCAGCGCGCGGGTAGCCATATCCGCTTGCAGCTTTCGTTGGTATTCAGCCATCTGCATTTCGGCAAGCGCGTTTTGACGCTGGCGATAATCCATCGTCTGCATCTGCGCGAACATATTCATGGGGTCAAAGCCTCCGCCATACTGCGGGACTTGCGCGGCTATGTCATACCGGACGGGCATAGATTAATCCTTAGCCAAAATACGGGACTTGCTGTCCGCCAAATGAATAAGTTCCAGTCGGCCCCGCACTTTGCGGCGAAAACCGATTCATCATCGAGTACGCCATATAGTTCTGAGCCGGCGCTTGAAGCGCGGACTGAAGCGCGGATGCGCCGCCCATGTAGCCAGACGCGCGAGCCTGACCGGCTTGTTCAATGCCAGTACCAAGCGCCTGACCCGCGCCTATCATCGTATTGGCGATATTGGTGCCTGTGCCAGTCGCCAAATTGCCGACGCCTTGCGCTGCTCCAAATCCAGTCTGAACGCCACCTTGTAACATATTAATCTGATTAGCGCGGTTCTGCATGAACCGATTATATGCATTGCCGTATTCGGTTGAAGCTAGATCTTGGCCAAACCGCTGCGCGGCTTTTAGCGCCGCGCCGGACTGAAGCCCCGCCTGCGCCGCCGCCGTGCGATTGACAGCCTGCATGCCCTGTTGCTCGCGGAACGCATATCCGGGATCCATCTGGAGCTGGTCAAGCGTTGGCTGAGCCATTAAGCTACCAGATCCTTCTCCCGGCCGAAGACCCATGAGCGTCGCGTAACGGTTTAGCGATTCCGTGCCAAACTGCTGATACGGGTCGTATCCGCTCTTGGCGATATTAAAATATTTTTCCTGCTGCTCCCGCGCCGCTTGCGCCTGCTGCGCCTGAAGAAGCGCCGACATCATGGACGCCTGCGACTGCTCTCCGGCGGCGCGGCTTGAAGCGCGCTGGCCAAGCAATCCACCAATGGCGCTTGTAGCCGTGCTGCCCAAAAGGGCCATTGTAAACGGGTCCATTTTAATCTCCTGCCACGTTATACCACACGGCTTTTATTACGTCACCACGCGGCCACTGGCGCGGATATTAATGCTCGTAGCCGCGCTGGCTACGGTCGAGATGAAGCTACCGTTAGACAAGATATGTCCAACGATCTCTGGGAATGTATAACACTCGCTTGGCTGGAGCGTCTTGGTCTTGACGATCAAGTTTTGATTGCCCGCCGTGTCCGTCACAGTCACAAGATTGACGCTAATCGTCGCTGATGTGGCGCTATAGTTAGTCGCCGTCAGTTTGTCTATAATGGTCGTAACGCCAGACGACGTATACTGCGTGGTCTGCACATTCTCCGCAATTTTAGACGGGATAATATTTGTGGGGGTAACGGTCATGGCGCACCTTATGATAGACGTTTAAGGCCGATAGAATCTATCATAGCCTGTTGATTTATAGACACAACTTCATTTCGGAACGATTCGGTGGCGGCTGCGCCCTGACGCACTTCTTTAGCCACTTCAATCTGAAGCATGGGCAATGCTGTCACAGCGCACATCCACTCATCGACTTCTTTGCCAGTGTTGGGGTTTGTCCCGCGCAAAAGCGTAAACCACGCGCATTTAAGTTGCACGCAATCCTTTTTGATAAGCGGACAAAAATTCCCGTTTTTAAGTTCCATTAGTCTTTCACCGCTATAATAGCGTCTACATACTGAACGGCTAAGTTAATAGCTGCGGCAGTGAGACCATGCGTATGAGCGTTTGCGCCGCCCGTAGCGCCCGTCGTCGCCCCGCCAGGGCTCCATAACACATTATAGCTAGTGCCAGCCGCCACGCCGATAACGCCGCCGCCAGCGGTATATGAATGGGTATGCGAAGGAATTTGAGCCTCCGTAAGCACATGGCCGTCCACAGTGCCAGTAATAGCTTGAGAAGCAAACGCCGTTGTAAATGCTACTGAACCGCCAGTTCCGGCCGTTCCAGAGACAATACGCAACGCTTTATTGTTATCCGTCGTTGATTTTACCCAACCTGTTGGAGCCGCAGTCTGAACGAACAACATGCGCGTGCCCGCCGGCAGGGACGCCCAAGAACCAGAAAAAGTGGTGAATGTAGCGGTCGTAGGCGTTGTAGCGCCGATAACAGTGTTGTTTATGCTGCTGCTATTTATGCTGCTGCTATTTATGCTGCTGTTGGCTATAGTTACGCCAGACAGTGCCGAGCCAGACATAGTTCCGTTGACAATAGAACTATTGATTATGGACCCGCCAGAAACATACCCGGCGCTAGTAATATTATCAACGACATATATCTCTACGTCGTTCGAATCCGTCAATTTGATCTTGTAGGCTGACGCAGGCGAAAACCAGATATTGCATTCGCCCCGGCCGTCCAGAATTATGGGGTTGGGGTTAGCCGAAGACGCAGACGAACTCGTATACGTCGCCAATGGCGTAGTGGTTCCCGCCGCGTAGGTATACACCTTACCGCCGACAAGAGGCTGTCCGGCAGCGGTAAAAAACTGTGCTTTGGGGGCGGGGCCAAGGTTAGCCATTAACGTGTAATTCCTATGTTATCGGTCACAGTCAAAATGACAGACGGGATAGCAGGGACAGGTGCCGCAGCCGCAGCCGCTGTTATTTGACAGGCCGTGTCGTCAGTAGACCACATAAGTCGAAAATAGTCACCCGCGTTCATACGAAACACGAAATTCCACGCCGCAACAGCGGCAGCGTTATTGCCAGCAAGAGTGACTTTAGTGCCGGTGTTTGCTTGCGTTGTGCCATTAATATCAGCCCATATCCAGACATTGTCTGCCCCGCCGCCAGCTTTATCCAACTGCGCCGAGAACTGGAAATTATAAACGCCCAATCTATCTACATACACCCGCGACGTAGGGGAGCCTATATAGACGCCATCAGATAAATCTGTCGTATTAAATGTAACCGCGTAGGCAGTATTTATTACTGCTGCCGTCTGTGTAGTAGTGTCCGAAAACACGCCGTAGCGCGTGTCAGGATTTTGAGGTGTGTAGGATGGTGCTACAGCGAGAGCGTCGAGCCCGTTAAACACGGACATCTGCTGCGAAATCCATTCAGCGCTGGGCGGCGTTACGCCAAGAGCCTGAAGAGCATTCTCAACAGAGGCCTGCGCCGAGGACCAATTTGGGTCGCCCGGCGTTACGTTAAGAGCTTGAAGAGCGTTCTCAACAGATGCTTGCGCGGACGACCAGCCCGGTTCATCCGGCGTTACGCTGAGTGCCTGAAGAGCTGAATCGATGAGAGTTTGTTGTGTCGACAGGATAGAATCGGCCGGACCGACCTGCAAATCTGTCAGCGATATGGGGTTGCTGCCTGCGCCGGCCAGATTGAACAGGCTAAAGAAAAACAAATACCATTCGCGCGAGATCAACCCTGTTCTGGGGTCAATAATGGGAACCCGCAGAGCCGGTATCTGAGTAATATTTACTGGGCTAGGCATTCGTATTACTCAGAATAAGTTCCGCGCCCATGATGGCGATTTTGACTGGGTCCGTTCCTGATACTTCATATACCCGGTCGCGGATTTTCATGGTCATACCTAACCGTCGCCAAATAGTTCTAAACCCATAACGGCCTATTTTACCCATAGACTTCCAATGCTCGCTGGACCATGTATGGCCGCCGTCGTCAGACCAACGAAGCATAACCTGTGGATTAGCGCCAACCGTAACATTAATTTCTAAAAGAATATTGTCGCCAGATTCAGTGGTTATCAAAGGGCCTGATTCAGCAGCCAACAAGTCTACAATAACGGTGTCATAATCATATCCGTCTAATCCGACACCAGTTTCACAATCGAGTTGTAGACTATGTTGGGTTGTGCGCTTGAGATCATTCTGCCCCATTGGAAGCGCGCGCCAACGACGAAGCCACTTTTGTACGTTTCCGTTGTCCGTGTAATCTTCCATGTCAAAAGCGTAGATATTGCCGTTTTGATAATCCCCGACAACAATCTCGCCATTAAATGCCATCTGACAATTACTACGGTGGCGCGTGAATTGTTCATACTCCCATCCGGCGCGCTCATGCCATGTGCCGGTAGCCACATCATATACCCATGTTGTGTTAGCTGTAGGGAATATCAAAACATAAAAAGCGTGCCCATCTTGCTGATATGTATACCCTATTGCGTCCGATATATCGGAATACTGCTGAATATGCCACTCAACGGCGTGCGTGCTGACGCGTTTGCCCGTGTAGCCATCCGATCTATAGACAACGCCTTTACCGCGCGCGTCCGCGCCTAACCAAAAAAGCCCATTGTCCAGCTTCGCGACAGAATATGTCGCAGCGCAGCCCAACTCGTTGAACGCGCCCTGAATACGCGCCAGCGGAAAATCTTGTAGCCCGGCGTTATACCAGACCTCGACTGAATTGGTGCCGAAGAGCCAAACCTCGCGGTGATCCACAATAAGAGATATGAGCCCATCCGGGGATCCTTCAGCGCTAGCAAAATCCAGAGGATCTACCGAAAGACCATCCAACAAGGATGTGACCCAGAATCTTTGGCTGTTTGGCTCAGTGAAGACAAAATAGCCGTCCAGATAGCCGACCGTAACCGCGCCCGGAAAATCGGCGTCTGTTATCTGCGCAAAAGCATCTGTGGTCAAATTGTAGATATAGCTCGGACCATTACAGGCAATGAATAGCTGCGTTCCGTTATCGACCATGCTGACAGGGCCGGTTCCAGACACCGTCCCTTTGATGGCCACGTTCCACGATGAATCTATGCGGTATAGTTTATCGCCGGAAACGGCAAACCCATACCCATTGTAGGTCCAGAGACCTCTGATAGGCCCACTACCTAGAGTTTGCAACAGCCGCAGACCGGGAGCGCGCATAAGATATGCGGGCTCCTTACCCCCTTCAGGCACAATTTCAGGATATAAATTCACCATACGGCTGTTCGCAGCGTTAATGCTGCGGGTAACATAAGATGAGCCTAAGATCGGCGTTTTCATTTAGTAGCTCGGATACCATTTAGTGGTGGTAACGTCATAGGTCATCACTAACGCCCGGCTAACGACGGCCGTAGACGCCAGAGCGATATTGCCGGCGGTAGTCGTGGTAAATAGACCCGTGGGAATTAGCGTGATCTGACCGCCACCAAGGGATATAGGAGACGGCGGCGTAATCGTATCAATAGCTGCCGTGCCGCTAATAAAAACAATCTGCGTGGTCGGAGCAATAGTAGCCGCACTGGCAATGGTAGGAGCAGCAGCACTACTAGCTCTTAGACCGGCAACAATCTGCGATCCAGAATAAGTTTGATCGCCGGTAAAAGTCTGCGCCGCGTCCGTCCGCGCGATCGTCGCGCTCGTGGTCGGAAACGTCATAACAGTCGCGTCGGTGCCCGCCAACGTCAGCGAGTTGTTGACGGTTAGCGTCTTGGCGTCCACGCCCGCCAACGTCAGCGAGTTGTTGACGGTTAGCGTCTTGGCGTCCACGCCCGCCAGCGTGAGAGAATTGTTGACCGTCAGCGTCTTGGCGTCCACGCCCGCCAGCGTGAGAGAATTGTTGGCTGTGAAAGTTTTACCGTTGGCAATAGTAAGTGTGGCGGAAGTAGCAGGTGCGGTTATGGCCACTTTATTGACGCTGGTAGCTGTCGCTACGCCAAGCACTGGCGTCACAAGTGTCGGCGACGTGGCAAAAACAGCACTGCCTGAACCTGTTTCGTCAGTAAGCGCCGCAGCTAAATTAGCTGAAGTAGGCGTCTGCAAAAAAGTGACTACGTTTGCGCCTAATGACGTGACTCCGGTACCCCCTCGGTTAACCGGAAGCGTGCCAAAAGTCCCGCCGTCGATAGGCAATCCAACACAGTTAGTAAGCGTGCCCGCTGACGGCGTTCCTATATTTGGATTCGTAAGTGTTACGCCAGTAAGAAATGTAGCTTTGGTTGCCTGCTGCGTGATGTCGCCTTGAACAACAGGAAGGACGGCAATGTCAGCGACACTAGTAGCGACCGGCAGGTCAGCGATCTTAATGGTAGTCATTAGTAATTCCCCGCGTAGATGTTATAGCGCTGACGTGTTCCCACGATGCTGTAGGGCAGCGCCATGATGTCGTCTGGGTTGTTGATTCTCTTGAGGTTTCTCTTGCTATACATCGCAATCCGCTGGACCTGCGCCGATGGCTCGACACCAAATTCTGGGGCCATTTCGCAAGCCAAATTATAGCGGAACGCCCGCAGATAGCCCGGCGGAAAAGATAGCGGCGTCGCCAAAGTAGCCGGCGCGCTGAGCGGCGAGACGGATATAAGGTGAAACTCGAGAGATCTAAGCGGGACGGGATACACCGTCATGGTCATGTTGGGAAAAGACATATTCACCCACATAACCTGCGGGTATGTGCTGGTGACGGTTTTAACCGCAATACCATTATATTGCTGTTGATTGATTAACTTTAGCCCGTAGGACACATTAGTCTGCGGGTCGCGGAAATAGGTAGAGTCATCCACCAAAATAGGGCGGCCGCCCAAAATAGTGGCAAGAATTTCTATAGAGTTTTGAGTAGTAAGCGGGACTTCGGTTTGAGTGGAAAGCACCGCATTCGTTAACATAACGTCGCCCGTAGGGCCGATTGCCAATTCACGGACGCCAGACGGCCATGTGAACATCTGATCCTGCGTGGCAAATACAGACAGCCGCTCAGTAATCCACGAATCGATCATCTGATTCAACGCCGTCAGCGCGTCCTGCGCCGTCTCGGCTGAAGGCGTTTCGCCTTCTGCGAGGACGCCCAGAAGTCTCAGGGCTCCGTTGATCTGATCGCCCGCCGTTGTCGTCATTCGGATCGAACCTTTCCCAGCCGTTTTCTTCGTCGGCTTCGGCTTCCATTTCTAGCGTAGCGATCTTAACGCCATGACGCGCATGACGCAAATAAATCAGGGCCATTTTTCACCTATGGAAAGGGCCAGGCGGGCCGTAGCCCGCCCGTAGGATTAGCTTAAGACGCGACCAATGGGATAGAATACCAAGTAGTCGAATCGTATGCGACGTACATACAAGCCGTAAGATTAGTCATCGTAAAGTTTGAATCGACGGTGATGGCGTTAATGCCATCGCCTGAAGCCGGCCAAACTTTTAGAACTGCGGCAGTATTATTTTTAAGGATGACTGTGCGGCCAGCAATAGCTGCCGGCAAAACAACACCCTTGGTGCCGTCCGCCCCCGAGACAAGCGTGAAACCATCAGAAACAGCCGCGGCCGTCGCCTGATTAGTGCCCGCCGCCGCGACTGTAGCCGATTTCAGATACAGCCCGCCGGTCGTCGTGATGTCGCTCGCGCTGACCGAAGTAGCGCCTGAGATAGTGCCTCCACTGATCGTCGCACCCGTGATGGTCGTGCCAGCAACGAGTTCGGGATCAGAGAAGGCAACACCGACAGCTTTAGTGTTAGGCATTGCCTTCTCCTATGGTTACGCGATGCGATAGATCGAATACGCTGCCGTACCCGTTTTACGGAAACGGAAGATAGCCGAAGACGGCGTGGTCGCGCCATCAATGACCACCGCGCTGCCGACGATGCTGTTGCCGGTGCCCGCGCCGAACGTCACGTCGTTAGCAGCATTGTCGCCAATGTTGATAAAAACAACGTCAAAAGCGGTATTGACCGCAACGCTCGAGAAAGCGGCGTCGATCAACGCGCCCGTCGGGAACGTGTAGGTGCCCGCATCCGTGCCGCCGGAATCCATCGTAACGATACCAGCCGCCAGATTGGCCGCCGTAACCGTAACAGTAGCGCCCGTCAGAGCAGCCGGAGCGCCCTGCGCAAGCATCAACGGTTCGGTGCGGTTGCCAGCCGAATACTGATAGCCGCCGGTGCCCTGCGAAATCGGCGGCGTGGGGCCAAACGATTCAAGCGGGTAAGAAGCGCCCTGAGTAGTGATAGCCATGATCTAAAACTCCTTAATTTGAGAAAGAAGGGGCCGAAGCCCCCTCTATTAGCCCCAAAGACGAACCGCCATCTGCGGGCGAATGACGCTGTAACCATACAGAACGTCAATACGGCAGGGCAGTCGGTCGTTGTTGATGTCATACTGACGGACAACGCGGAGCGAGATACCGTTGTGGACCTGGCGCGAAGCCATGTCGACGCCCTGCGGAAGCAGAAGGTCGGCGGTGGCGAACGCGATGGCGTCCTTATGATAGATCAGGTTCTGCGGGTATTGCGTCGAAGCAGCGCCAACGAACGTGACGGTTGCGCCGGAAACCGGCAGAGCGTCGACCGTAGCCAGAGCCTGCGTCGCCGAATACATCGCCGGAACAGTGACCGAAGCCGTGGTGGACGCCGTAACGTCAGCCAAAGCCACGAACTGATACAGCGAGCCCGTCGATTCACGAGTCTGCGGATTGACGGCGTAGACGTTAGCAATAGTGAACACGTCACCGGCTTTGATCGTCGTGGTCGTCAAGCCAGTCAGAACAACAGTCGTCGAACCTTCGGTCGTGACCGAGGTGCTGACCGTCACGGTGCCCGCGCGCGAGCCAGTCGTGAACTGCTTGACTGACTGCGACATATTCAGCTCTTCATAGCCGAGGATGCCTTCGCCGAACAGGCCGTTCTTGAACTGCTTCGAAATAGCCGAAACCGGATTGAACAGGCCCTTCATGCCTTCGATCAGCGCGGCGTTAGCAGCCGGATTGACCGTCGCATAGCGCGGCGACATGACAGCAGCGTTCTCGTTCAGCTTCTGCTGCGCCTGCAACAGAACCAGCGAGGTAGCCGGGGTCGTGCCGGGCGTGCCGACCGAATTGCCGATATATTTGAACGAGTTAGCAACGTCAGCGTCGATGCTAGCGGCGAGCTGCGAAATACGCGGCTTCAGCACGCGTTCCGCAAAGTCGTCCAACTGCATCGTCAGTTCGGCGGTCGTGAAGTTGACACCGATGTGCTTCTGCGACGAAACGGTCAGGGTCGTGTACTGCTCGTTGTCGTCCTGAACCTGAAGCGCAGCGCCGTCCGTGACCAGAGCGCGGTCGGGCAGGCGGATACGCAGGGTCGAGCCGATCTTAGCGCCTTCAACGGCGAAAGAGTCGTCATACTGGCGGTTAACGGTGCGCGTCAGGACAAGATTATTCTCAAGGATCTCAAGAGCCTTGCGAGTAATCATGTCAATCGTAAGAAGTGAATTAGACATACCTTATCTCCGATTCTGCGCTTCCCACTTCTTGATCTGACGCTGACGTTCCGCTTCGATCCAATCCGACGTTGACATTGACTTTAGCGATCTAGGATCAGTCGTGTCATAACGAGGGCCTGAGTTTGACCGGGTTGCCGTGACAGGAGCAAGAGGTGCGGGCGCGGTTGAGGTTTTCTTAACCGGCGGATTCGAAGTCAAATTGACCTCGATTTTTCCGATCTCTTTTGCCTGCAAAACTGGCGGTAGACGGGATATGCGACTGGCTTCTTTCGGATTGGAGCCGAGGTAATAAATTACCTCCGGCCCAATATCAGACGCCTGAATCGCTTGAGCCATAACGTCCGTGACGGGGAGATTTGGGTTATACGCGACTTGTTCAAAGTCTTCGTATCTATCCCTAGCCTCTTCTTCGCGGTCTTTATAGGACTCTAAAAGAACCGCCTGTTGAGCTGCGGCCTCTCTCTGAGCCAAAAGTTCTTGAGCGCGCTGGTTAGCCAATGCTTCCGCATAGGCTTGAGCATTCTCAAAATCATCTGGCGCAGGTAAAGGTGCGACAGGCTGTTGTCGGGCCTGTTGCTCCGCAAGCCGTTGGGCCTGCTCTCTTTCCCATTTACGCTGTTCTCTTGCAAGGCGCTTGCTTACAATCGCGTCCAGCTCTTCTTGAGAGAACGATTTTGTAGGCTGCTGTTCCTCCGGCGTCTCTACAGCGGGTTCCGGTGCTGCCGTGGCTTCCGGTTCCGGCGCGGGGCTGATCTCCGCTACAGCCTGTTCCTCATCGCTCAAGGCGAGACTCCTTTACCTAGCTATCCGGCTAGTCGGGGTTAAGCGTAGTAACTGATATTCAGCACGCCGCCTGAAGTCTGCTCTATGAATTTTATCCTAGACAGGTCGCCATCATACTGTAATGGAACGCCTACCGCAAGGGGCATCCCCACAGTGGTCGTTGGATTGACACCATCGTCGCGCCATCTGACTGCCTCCGTTTCCGCAACAATCAGTGCGAAAGTAGGCTTCTGATTTAGACCGTTTTTGTCAAGCACAGGAACAGTCAGCCCTACTGCCGAAGAAAGATTGGTAATTTGCTGATAGCCAATGCAGCTAGTTACAGCTTTGAGTGTAAGCGCCATTAGTTAAACCCTCTACGTTCTGTGAAAGATCTGAGTTGTATGGGCGTAGAATAGCTTACCACATCTGGCGCGCTAAAATCCCACCCGGTGTTATTTCCGTCGTCTACATTCCCGTTAGTAGTGTAAGCCAACCAAACAGCGCCGCCGGTAGCTATTGAATCTTTTATAGAACAATAACTTACTGAATTACCCCCCGCGCTATCGGATAACGTATATGTTGCCCCAGCGGTGGTGCTATTCAACGTCAACAGATTACCGGACGTGCCGGACGCCGTAAATTGTGTGACCGTTTGAGTGGTGCCGGCGGTAAACAAAATAGACGCGGCTGAAGTCGCCGTAATGGTAGCCGTCACGTTATTGAAAGCGTTGCTGCCAGATATAGTCAGCGCACCCGTGCCGCCTTGATTGAGCGTGTATGGATACGTAAATGAGTTACCCACAAAAGTCTTGGCGCTGGCGGATGTCATATCGACCGTGCCAGTCCCCAAGAAAGTAATGTTTGAGCCAGCCATTGACCAAGCGCTAGAGCCCGACCCAACAACAGTTATTTTTCCGTTAGCCCCAAGATCAAGAGCGCGGGTGCTTGTCCCAGTGGTAAAAAATTGACCGGCGGAAAGTATGTTACCCGCCAAATTAACAGTGCCGGCCGTAAGCGAAAAACGTCGCGTCGATCCTAAGGTAAGATTATCGATTAATGTAGCTGTTGCGCCGGAGGTTTCGACACTGAACGGCGAGTCAACTGTTACGCCATTTGATCTAAAAGTCTGCGTTCCTGACGCCCCAAACATACTAAATCCGAACGTCGACGCCGCTATAGTCATGCCGGAATTTAATGTAACGTCGCCGTAGACAACGGTGCCTTGAACAGTCGCCGAAAATGTTCCTGTAAATCCCGTAAAGTCCATTATCCGCGCGCGGCCGCGAAAGTTAATAGTGTCCGACCCTGTAGTAAAATACATACTTACGGTATTGGTTTCTGTAAAACCGGCGGTAGATGAATTGAAAACATTTCTATTTGATGGCGCGCTAGAAGGCGTAAATTCGACGCGTGTTGTTCCAGTAAAAGATGCGTTTGTTGCATCTGTGAATAGCCACGCATTCCCGGAAGGCGTAGTAATAACGCACTTACCGGATGTTCCAAAGGCTATGCCACGAACGCCCGTGCCAGAAGCGGACATAGTAGGAACTGAAAGTATTTTATTGTTTAGACCTATAGTGCCTGTAGTAAGAGTTATTGCTCTGCCAGACCCAAAAGTAACATTGTCCTGAAGCGCCCAAGAACCGCCTGAACCGTTAAACGTAGTGTTATTGTTTAATGTTTTAGCCGCGCTCGTTATTGTCTGAGAAGTAGTGCTATTGAACGTAAGCGCGCCGGTATAGCTATACGTCATACCTGCTACGAGCGTAAAACTGCCACTTATTGCTAAAGCGCTAGTGCCCGCAAAAGTCCCGGCGAATGCGCCTGCGCCACTTGTGAACGATAAATTACGGCAGACTGAAGAGGCTGCAACAGTAACCGTGACCGCGCCCGATCCGCTGTCTATATAAACATCGTCGCTGGCGGTCGGGACAGCTTCGCCCCCCGCTCCGCCCGAAGTGAGCGCCCATTTAGTGCCAGCCGTGGCGTCCCATGACGCCGATCCACCAACCCAATATCTATCGGCCATATCAATCCTCGTTAGATAAGGGTAAGTTTAACAGCATATTCAACGGTAGGCACAACATCACCGCGAACTTCAAGATTAGCCGCGCCTACAGTAATGCCTACGCCTGCGGCGGTGGGTGTCGAAAGCTGATCTGTTCTTGTTCCACCAACAGCTTTACCCAGATAAAAATTACCGGCTGTATTCATTTCTATCGCGCAGTTAACCGCGCCGCCAAACTGATAGTAACCTTTTCCTCGAATGGTTACTGTTCTGGCTCCAGCACCAAGTCCTCCATCAGCATATAAAACAGATTCTGCGTATGCAGTTTGATTTAGAGCTGTAAAAGTAAAACCTATCCTAGAATTTTTTAGACAGTTAAGATTATTTAACCGAGACGCTAGCGCAAATGTCGTACCGCTATATTTTAGATCAGTTTCATCTAAGGTTATGTTAACGTATGGCGCGGTTATAGCTGAAGTATAAAATCCGGCATTAACAAAAGGCAGATTAATTTTTGTGCCTTTCGATGTCAGCGTATCGGCATATCGTGGGTCAAAAATAAAATCACATCGGTCGGCCGCAGTAGCGGGGAGTTCGATAGTGTTATTTATTAGCTGAACATTTTTTATAGAGTATGTGTTTTTGGCGTCAGCCGAGGCCTCATTATCACGTTGCGTGATTAATGAGCCATTATTCCTAAAATCGCAATTTTTAATAAAACAATCCTCAATGAGCATATAATTTATGTTAAGGAAAGAAGCGCCGGGATTAATAGCTTGTAACTCAGCAGCGGTGTATGACTTTAATATTACATACACAAGCCTCTGCATATTTAACCCATAACAGCCTTTTATAACCACATTATTAATTGTTGTAGTCAATCCAGCGAAATCACAAAGCGATGTAAGAACCGTAGAGGTAGATACATCGTTAACGCCAGAACACCCGGTCACATAAATATTATCAGCCCAATAAAACTCCGCCAAAGATAGATTAACGCGGCCACGCGTAGCCGGATAATCTGCATCAATCGCTAAATGACAGTTTTCCAAATAAACATCGACGGCCAAAAAATTTTGATTGGTTCCGACAACCTTAAATGCGGTAGAATTACGAACTTTTGAGTCGCTTATCTGAATATATTTAGATTGTATATACACGGCGCGTTCGATTGCGTAATAAACATCTAACCCGCTAACATTACCTTGTGTGCAGAACTCCGTAAGAATACAATCCATTCCGTTAATTTCGCGTGCTGGCGTAGCCAATCGGCCAACCCAATAATCGGCTTGTTCTTTTGTGTTAATGTGAGATATATTGTTAATCTGATAGTAGTTAACATATGAAAGATACATCGTAGTTTGAATATTATAAGTAAATATATCGCGTATAGCGACACTACTAGAGTTGCTAATTCTTATGCAGATAGAAGCGTTAGAGATTTTTATGTTATCAAAAAGCGCATTCGAACATCCGTTCTCATATATGGTGGTCGGGCCACGATATTGTCCTGTCAGATCGGGAACCGTGTTGTATATATCAAGATCTTTATAGATAGCCCTGACTTTCGTGCCCGTAGATGACATAAATAAGTATGGCAACGCGGTTTCGGTCTGATTTTCTTGCAAAAACCGATTAGTCGTTATTACGCGGATACCCTGTATTAAGGTATCTGGTACATTGTTGAGATCAAAGCCAATAGCGCCATCTATGTTCAAGACCGCGCTATTAAAGCTGGTCATTGAACAGCCATAAACATAAAAACCCCCGACACCGGAGAATTTGTTGGCCAATGGGACCGAAACTGTGAGGAATTTAATGCTACCGCTTAACACCAGCGTTTTGGCATTATTACTGCAATAAATCATTGCATTAACAAGGGCTACTGTATCGTCGGTCACGCCATCGCCGACAACGCCAAAATCAGCAGCGTTTACAAAATCACGTAACTTACTCTGTACCGTGCGAGGCACAGCATTATTGCCGGCTTGGGTAAAATTAGTATCGCTATTAATGATAGATGAGGCGAGGCTATCTATAGATGCTTTAGCAGTGACATTATTTTGCACCAAAGGAAATATCTCGCTACCCGTCAAAGGTGTAGCGGCGGCTGGAAGTTGAGAAATTTTTACGTCAGCCATCACATAATCCCCTTTAGGCCAGGAATTTCAGTTTATACAGCGTTTTCAGATACAAGCCAACTATCTCATCGACAATGTTCTGAATAGCCATGTCATCGCCGAACTCTTCGCGGCCTTTTTCGATCTTTTTCAACGAATCTTCAAGAAATTCAACAACAGTCCCTGTTTTTTCCGCTGAATGAAGCGTAATCGGCCCGATCAGCCCATGCCGGCCCTGATAGGCTTCCGCCAGATCGTCAGCCATTCCGATCACATCCTCATAGAACTTACCCAAAGCCTTGTGTTTGGCATAAGACCGCGTGTTGAGATGGACGCTATGGGTTACATCACGCGCTAAAAACAGGTGGCCGATCAGATCCGCGCAGCTCATTGTTCCATCCCCGGTAAAGTTTGCATGGGTGAGTTACCCGGCACGATGTCGCCCATATCGAGCGCCGCCGCTATAGTCCCTTGCACGATGTCTTGGATCTGTTCAGGCGTCATACTGGCCGATGTCGCCGAAATACGCTTCGTTTCGGCGTCATAAGCCTTAATCTGCGCGTTTTGCTCGTCAATCGACAGTTTTTGCATCTCATAGGACTGCATAAGCGCCTGGATTTGAGCGGTTGTCTGCTCCATTTGCTGCGCCATCTGCTCCATCTGTTGACGCATGACCTGCGCTTCTGGCGATTCGTCCGTGTCCTGCAAGACTTTCGGGTCCAGCATCTTCTCAAACCGCTTGGCCATCGTCTCCGCGCCTGGCCAGTCCATGTTCTTGACGAACAGATCGCCCGCGACGCTCCAAAGCGCCGGATTGGTCTGGAGGATCTGGCCCATCGTGTCCATAGCTTCCTGCTTACGGGTCATGTAGCTAGGTCCAGAGCTGACATGCACGTCATAGGTGCCGACATTCGGGTTGTAGATCTTGGCGATCTCAATGCCCTCTTCGTTGACGATAGACCGGACGGCCTCCGGCTGAGCCGGATTGATCCGCGCCATGCCGACTTCTCCGTCAACGCCGATGATACGAGCGACGCGCTGCGTGTCGTAAATCTTCGGAATCATGTCCACGAGCTGACGGGCGACGTATTTTACCGCGCGCGCGAGGTTGTCGACATAATGATAAGTACTCGTGTCGCCTTGCCGCTCCCTAGCGAGGATCGCACGACCCGTCCGCTCGTTGGAAGTCGCCCCAATGCTACTATCGTACTGGCCAGTGGTCGACTTGATGTCTTCGCCAGCCCCCATCTTGGCTTGAATAAGGCCCGTTTGAGCCATCGGAGGCTGGGCGCGTTCAGGTAGCGGTAGCGGGTTGCCGGCTCCGTCGGTAACATCGGGATTGACCTCCAGATACGGCCAGTTGTTCGTATTGGCCGTTTTCCAGTTGGTTTCGTAGCCTTCGAACTGGCCGCCATAGCCGATAAACGGCGCTTTGGGGGCCAGCGCAAGCATTTCCGCTTCCTGGCTAACCCAGTAGTTATACATGCGCTGCGCGTCTTTGGCGTTGCGCACCAGACCGCTAATGTAAATCTGACCGTCGACTTCGAACTCGTTGCCGATCACGCGGATGACGGGAATGTATTTACCCGCCCACTCGCGCTCCTCCAGCACCTCATAGCCGTTGGTTTTGATCCACATGACCTTGCGACGGTCGCTCTCACGGCTACGCAGCGGCTTGCCATAGACAGCCTTCAGCCGTTTGTCCTCTGGCGTATTGTTGAACGCCGTGATGTTGTCCGGGTAGAGGTTAAGAGTGGCGCGCTTCGTATCAATGTAAAAATACTCAGCGATGCGCACCGTTTCTTGGCTGACCCACATGCTTAGCGTCTGGTCGCCCACGCCCTGACTCATCATGCCCGTCACAGGCGTTGCGTCAGGATACATGCGTTCGTATTCAGCTTTCGGAATGTCTTCCGTAATAAAGCAC